CTTGGCGTTTATAATGACGCTTTAGGCTTCTCTTTGGTGTTCACCATCGGACGTAATGAGGTCAATTCATGAGTAAGGATGTACATACGGGCTACTTTTTCTCGTTATACCACCATAATGACAATGATAACGGCTACGTAGATAATTATACTACGTCCGTTTCATTTGCCAGAAATCGTGCTACGACGACTTCGAGTAACCCAAAGTACAAACAGGTTATCGCTTCACGCGGTAATGCTGTCTATCCTTACACCCGTTGGAATCAGACTTGCCGTAGCAATTTTGCTGCGTCATCTCTAGATTACAAATACTTCGACGCTGTATCCGGTACTAACCGGACTGGGCGTCTTCGTGTTTCGGGTCATCCCGTGGTTAGGTCGTATGCCGGCGACTATTTTGGTCCCGTCAGCCAACCTATCCCTGCTGATATCATGAACCTTCTCACTGTCTCATACTTTAAAGCAGTTAAGTCTAAGTCAACTGAGTTAGACGGAGCTGTTTCGTTAGGTGAGATGCGTGAGACTCTACATGGTATAAGGAATCCGGCGAAATCACTTCGTAAAGGCTTATCTGGCTACCTAAACGACGTAAAGAAACGTTGTTCAGGGATTAAAAAGCTAGATAGGACCTTACATGTGATTAAAGATACTTACTTAGAGTGGTCTTTTGGTTGGCGCCCTTTGCTCTCCGACATCGATAGTGCTGGGAAGGCTTTGAACAGCCAGCTCGACACATTCGAACGTTCTGAGAGAATTGGGGTTAGCCAAACTTGGACCACGCAAAGTAATATGTATGATCGCACCGTTACGGATGCTCGTGCGTGGTTTGCCTGGGATGTTTATCACATCGCAGACTATCAGCACAAGGTCCGTATGTTCGGTGCCATACACCGGCCTGGCAAACAGAACATTTACCAGCATTTAGGGCTAACTCCTTCCAATTGGCTTCCTGCCGCTTGGGAATTGTTACCCTTTTCCTTTGTAACCGATTACTTTATCAATATCGGTAATTGTCTAAGTGCGCTTGGGACGTCAACTAAGAATGTTCAGTATACTGGCTTATCCCACGTCATGAAAGGTAGTGATACCTATCATGGCAAGGCTAATCAGTCTTACAGTTCACTCACGTTGGCGCCTTATGGGCTCACGGTGACTTCCATTTTTCACGCAGATAACGATTGTGTCTTTCCCCTTGAATACTTTAATAGAACTAGGTTAGATGTTGCTGACCTTTGGGTCATACCGACTATAACTTTACCTTCTTTAAGTACCCAATGGATTAACCTTAGTTTTCTTGCTAAGGAATTAAAAGACATATCGCAGTCTGTATTCCGGCGATGATAAGCCATTCTCATTAACTGTAGAGTACTGTCCATGACTATCTCATTGTCCAACATCACAGGGTCTGCTCAGACAGGTCTTACGACCCCTGGCTACACTGTGGTTGCGGATAGCCCACCTCCGGGCACTCGTGGTAAACAATATGCCGTGTCAGCTTTGACCGGCACACAGACTGGAGTGGAAGCCAATACTATTGGTAATCCATTCACATTTACGTATATTGGGCCGACTTCCCCTAAAGGGTCGCCAGCTATCAGTACCGTAAGTGGCCAGCCTATGTCTGTTCCACGAAATACTCATAAGGTTATCGTCCGTAAAGGCGTCGAGGTTGTTACGGGTTACCGTAGCCCCTTAAACGCCACCGTTACGTTCGATATCCCCGCTGGGGCCGAAATTAAGGACCCAGAGAGTATTCGCGCTATGCTGTCCTGCCTCATTGGCGGTCTTACGCAGATGTCATCCGGTCTGGGTGACACCTTAGTAGACGGTACAATGTGACAGGCAGCAACGCTTGCGATTCTTTTTTAAAGATCACAATTGGAGGTGCTTTATGGCGCTATCGCACGAAGCTCTTTTTACTGCTCTCGTCAAAGACTTATCTCCTCACCTTACGGTTGACCAGGAAATCGCCGCCTACCTAGGCGGTTATTGTTCTGGCGACGTAGCGGACAAGACCAACTTCGCGGCTTGTCACCTTCTGAACAACGTTCTTAAAAAGTTCGTTGCGAAGCAGGCTGACGATGCTAACGATGTTGCTCTTGCTGGTTTCATGGAGTCTAATAGACTCTGTGAAGCTTGGGGAGCTAAGGACGACTGGTCGGAGTCTGATCACATCTTAATGGGGACACTACAAAGTGTTATCCATAAGTTGTTTTCGACCGATCTCCTGTTGATTGATAACCTGGCCGATTTATCCCCTATGGGGGATCTCGGCCCGGGTATCAGCGCAGGCTGTAAGCATACTGACCTATACTCGAAATTGTATGGGTCGCAACTTACAGCGTCGTCCGTGACAATCGCTGAGTTATATCAACGATTTGTGAAGACTATGCCACGTTGGGAATCTGCAGAATTTGTACGCAGAACCCATTTCGATGCATGTCCCAGCATTTGCAATAGCAGGTTAAATTTCGTACCTAAGTCGAATGAGACAACTAGAACCATCTGTGCTGAGCCCACATTGAACATGTGGTATCAACGAGCTTACGGAAAGATCTTAGAGGAAACTCTAAAATCTCACTTCTCGATTGATCTATCTGATCAACAGGATGTGAACCGTGAACTTTGCAGGCTTGGGTCCATAGACGGCTCTTTAGCCACTATAGACCTTAAGTCCGCTTCAGACTCGATATCGATGAAGCTTGTAGAATATCTCTTCCCGCGTCATGCGGTTAGCATACTCAAATTGCTTCGTTGTCCCTCAACTGAATTGCCAAACGGCGATAAAGTTGATTTATCGATGGTGTCGACAATGGGGAACGGTTTTACGTTCCCTTTACAAACACTCCTCTTTAGTTGTATGGTACGCTGTGTGTTCTTACTGTCTGGCAAAGCATTGCTTCGCAGTAAGGTCCACGTGAAGAGGTTAACGCATTACGGTGAGACCTCTCGGTCGATCCGCATCGGGAACTTCGGAGTGTTCGGTGATGATATTATTATCCCTACAGAAATGTACGGGATGATGTGTCGTCTTCTTACACTCTGCGGTTTCCGTGTTAACCTTACCAAGTCCTTTGCGGAAGGACCATTCCGAGAGTCATGTGGTGCCGACTTCCTTAACGGCATCAACGTTCGACCTGTATATCTCCATGATTTACAGGCCGAGCACTCTCGTTTCTCCTTTTACAACCTTTTAAGGTATTGGAGCTGTAGGCACAATGTTAGGTTAAGGCGTGTACTCGGACTTCTTGTCCGGAGTGTACGCTACCTACCTGTGCCTCGTTCCTCCCCGATAGAGGTTGGGTTACATGTTCCGTTCTCACTCGTTTCTGGTGGCTTATTGAAACGTGATGTCAATGGTAGTATATTATACTATCACTTAACACCACGCCCTCAACTCGCAACTGTACAAGATGAGAACGTTATAACCCCGCGATTCGCTAAGCGCAAGACCTTCAATCATGACGGTCTGGTGCTTTTCGCGTTAAAAGGCGGTCTTAGGGACGGTTCCTTTGCGTTACGGCCCAATGGGTCCATGCAATACCGTTTGAGGCGTTCTATTACCCCGAACTGGGATAGTAGCCCTCTGGGACCAGATCCACTGGATCTGGCTGGCTGGTGCCGCTGGAGTAGCGACACCATGAGGGACTTGTCATCCTTCTAAAGCC